CTGAGTCAGTTGCAGTAAGTGTAATCGTTGTTGGTGTACCATCTGTCGCAAGAACGATCGTGCCTGTAGGATCTATTGTAAGACTTGGTGATGCATTTATCAATCCAACGTTGAACCATCCAGATCCATTTGACATATACAATCTGTTTGTTCCGGAAACATAAGCTTGTTGGCCTGCTTCTAAATTACTTATAGGTAAAGAATCGACTGTAGAAAAATGTTCTAGTCCAATAGATTTTACTTGTGCAGAATCAACACCAGTAGGAGATGATGTATTTAAAAACGCTAAGTTGTTTATGTTTTGAGCTTCGGACTTACCTAAAATTCCTGCTATATCTCTAGATCTTCCCATCTATTAACTCCACAAAATAATCTGACCGTGCCATCTTTGATCATCACCTTGCCCGGCACCAGCAGCTGGTCCACTAGTAAAATCTGTTGCGCCACTTGCTGTTCGAGTATAATCTAATAGATCTGCAGAGTTCCAATTTGCACCACTTGTAACTAAATCCTGATTGCTAGAGTTTTGCATGATAGTAACGTAAGTTAGATCTGCATATCCAGATCCACCTCCACCTGTTCCACCATCATAGCCACCGCCGCCGCCTCCGCCGCCGCCTCCATAGTAGCCTCCACCACCACCGCCGCCAGCGTCATAGTTTGAATTTGCACCGGTACCACCTTGCAATTCAGTACCAGCAGAAGGACTGCTGTGATATGAATTAGATCTAGACGCTGCCCTACCTCCGCGGGTTGTTAACGCTTTTTCACCTAAACCGTTATTGGTGTTTGTACTCCAAACATTATCACCGCTCCACTTACCAGAACCTGCATCTTGATTAAATGTGCCGCCGTCACCACCGCGATCGTTGGAACTTTGCCCTCCGGCACCTCCTCCTCCACCTACAACTGCAACTGCGTTAGCAAAATTAGCAGAATTTCCAGTAAATAGACCGGTGTATCCACCACCTGATGAGGAGAAATTATAACCATTACCGCTGTTTCCTCCGTTACCACCACCATAAATTCCACCGGCAGCACCAGACGCGGTTGACGAACTATATCCACCACCTCCGACAAATATACGCATTGTTGTAACTCCGGCCGGAACTGTAACTTGCGCAACTCCAAGCGCGCCGTGTCCACCACGCCCGCCGCGATAACCATTACCTCCACCACCACCCATCATTGTAAGGTAAAATACTCCTCCTGGAGTTGTGCTAAGTGTAACCGCTGCACCGGCGTTATTTGATGAGTTGTTAGTAAAATCGACCCAATAAAAAGTCTGGCCTGTAACACTTGATGTGAATGACATTAATCCACTACCAATATTTGTACCCGCGATTGTTGGAGTTCCACTAAATCCTACTGCAGCGGCACCACCGTATGATATTGTAGAAGCTTGCACTACATGATTTATACCGTCTGACCATTTAAAGGTGTATATAAAATCTCCGTTAGAATCAGAAAGATTACCATTGGCAACTTCAATACCAATTGAGTCACGAGATTTAGGTGTGAAAGTAAATACAGACGAATCAACTGTTATATCCACCATGTACTGAGCGCTATCAGTAACAGTCGACTGATTAAGAAGATTATTGTTATCAGAGTCTAATGCTTTTGCAGTAATTACGAGAGGTGTAGCTGAATCAGCAATTGAGTATGATGCATCAGGTTGTTCTGACCATCTTACATTTCTATTAACGAGAGTTGTATTATACCAGCCTGATCCATTTGAAACATAAAGTCTATTAGTGCTTTGTACAAAAGCTTCATCGCCTCCAGTCATACCAGAAGCAGGCAATGAATCTAACGTATCATAAACAGCAACACCAGATCCTGCAATTGCTATAACTTCTGATGAATCTAAACCAGTAGTCCCTTGCTGCTCTTCTTTTGTTCTTCTTATACTACTCAGTGTTACCATATTAGTTCTCTATTAATATCCAACCTTGTGATGCATTATAGTATACAAGTCCAATAGCTGCTCTATCTACATCTATCACTAAATTACTGCTAGACCCCATAATGTTATTTGCATTTCTATCTATTATAATATTATATACTGAAGCATTTCCGGTTCCGTCAATTACTCTAACTTCATCTCCTAAAGCTGGAGAACCAGGTAACGTAAGTGTTACGGTTGTACTATTAGTATCAACTATGTTTTTACTTCCAGCAGATATGTTTTTACTTGCAGTAGCTTCTCCCCAAGTATTACCACCACTAGCATTAATCATAGCTTGTACTTGTTGACGTCCTAAGCCAATATTATTACCGGTAAGTTTTTCAACAGTTACGTTATCACCGGCATCTGCTCCTACTCCTAGCGTAATAGTGTTTCCACCTGTAGCAGTAAAGTCTTCAGATCTAAGTAATAAACCATTCATATATACACTTACTAAGTCAGAGTCAAAAGATAAAACCTGACCATTACTGTCTGCACCAGTAAAAATGCTTTGAGCGGCAGTAGCAGTGTATTCATATCTTACTTGTGATAGTGGAGAAGCAATTGATGAAAGATCTGCAGGAATAAATGTGTAAATCTTAAGTTCATCATTTGCAGCAACAGGCTCATTCATTGTAAGAGTTTGTTCATTTGTTGCTACATAGTCAGATTGATCTACAAGAGCAATACCGTTTAGGTAAACTAGTGCGCCTGATGATCGATAATATAAACGATTGCCGTGTCTATCATTTCCAGTAAATACGGTTTGACCTGAGTCTGCTACGAAATCATATGATTTACCAGTAAATTCTTGTGCGTTAAAAGTCTGTACAATAAATTGATCAGATCCTATAGCCGCAGATTGTAAAGTGATTGTATCTCCACCTGATATAGCAAATTCAGATTCTTTAAGTGGATCACCATTTTTAAATATTTGAACATTACCGGTAAAACCTAAACCGCCACCAGTTAGTGTAGTTCCTGTTTGTCCAGTAAATACATATTGCTTAGTGTTTAATGAGGAAGCTACAGTACCTCTTGTAACTTTTACAGAGATAAAGTCTCCAGAGTCCGCAGGATCTAGTAATGTAAGTGCGGTACCAGTTGTTGTATAATCGTTAACATCTGAAATAAGAACACCGTTGACAAATACGGAAACAATTCCGTCAGACATTTGAAGTGTTTTTAATCCACCTCTATCTATACCACTAAATACAGTTTGACCCGAATCAGCATCAAATTCAAATACTGTTTCTACCATAGCTTGGTGTGTATTTACTTGACCAATTGTTTCAATAACAGTAAGTGAATAACCACTATCAGCAACCGCTGTTAAGGATACAGCATCTGTTGTAGCTGTATAGTCAGTCGTCTCAACTAAGAGAATACCATTTAAGTATACTTCAATATTTGCCGGCGTGATTGATAATGTATTACCAAATTTATCAGCACCTGCAAAGTTACCTTGTCCCGCTGTGGCATCGAAAAAATACTTGTTGACTGCTAGTGTTCCTTGACCAATTGGTCCGACTCTAGCTAAAACATAATCAGAATCAATAAGATTTAAAGTTGCAGCAGAATCTACACCTGAGCCAGAGCCTCCACCACTAGGTGGTGTGTACTTAATAATTTGTACTACGTCATTTAAGTTAGCACCGGTTGTAAGTGTTACAGTAGTGCTATTTGTAAGCGTAAAGTCGTCAGAGTCTACGAGTAAAATACCATTTAAGTAAACATTTAATTGCGTATCGGAATCGTCATATGTTAATAGTAAACCGTTATCGTCAGAATCTGCAAATGCTGTTTGAGCTGAATCGGCTGTAAATACATATTTTGTAAGTGTAATGCCATCTGCAGTTCCACCTCCACCTCCACCGCCACCGGTGTTAGTAGAAGGATTAAAAGTAAATACACCAGTAGAATTATCGTATTGTAATTGGCCTCCACCCGATGCTGCGCCGGTTGTAACTGATATACCTTGTCTTGCAGTAGATAGCGTAATACCAGCACCGGTGTATCTTGCAGTAACGTAAGCCGAATCAACAATAGCAATAATGTCAGCAGAGTCTACAGTTCCGCCTCCGCCAGTCGTCTGTCTGGCCTGTACATATGCACTATCAATTAATTGAGTTGTTAAAGATGAATCGAGGAATGCTGGTTTATTTGATAAGTCATTATAATTACCACTAAATGTAGAACTAGCATTTGCAAGTTCTATCCAGTTTCCGCCATGAGCATAATAAGCTTTACCTGTTCCATGAACATGAGCAAACATACCGTGATAAGTTGAAGCACTTGGTAAGTCACCGGTAGTAGAATAAACATTGGCGTATAGTATTTTATTAGCACCAAAATCTATATCACCTAAACCAATTCGTGTTCTTTGTTGAATATAATCAGAATCAATGCTTGCTAATCCAGCATTAACTGCACTATCACCTAAGGCATCGGTGTAATACTTATTTGATGACCCTTCTGTAAGATCGTCTGTAGTAAATCCAGTTAAGTTACGAGTCTGCGTAAATACAGCATTACCCATATATCCATGATTTACACACTGATAATATAAAACAGCAGGTGTTGCATCACTTACTACAATTTCAGTATATGCTCCTGCCTGACCAGCATTACCATTAAGAGTTACACCTGTAGTGTATGCTGTTGTTTTAGCAGCATCATAGTAAAACCTAATTTGGTGGCTACTATTTGTACCATTATTTTGTAGAAATCTATAAGTGTTACCTGGAACAAATTGTAAGAATGGAGATTCCACTCCGTCAATTTGATAACCATTAGAGGAACCAGAACCTTGATACCTGTGAGCGCTTGTTTTAGAAACAACCTCAACTGTAAATTCGTGCTGTGTTCCACCATCATGTTTAAACTCAATATACTTTGCATCAACAACTGCACCAGTACTAATTTCATCATCACCGCTTGAATTAAATATATTTTTAACGTCAGTAGATGTTAGTACTGTAGGTTTGTTGTTTAAATTATTATAGTTTAAATAGTAACTTCCATCTTGATTATCTAATGTATCGGCATCTACATTTAAGTTATCAACATATGTTTTATCAATAGTTGGTATACTTGGTTTATTACTTAAATTATTATAATCTAAATAATATGATGGAGCTTCATTATTAAATCTATATGCGTTTGTAGCTATCTCTGCAGAATCTGCACCACTAACTCTAGCTGCAATATAAGCTGAGTCGATGATTGCTGTAACTGATGCCGAGTCGACTCCAGCCGGAGATCTTGCAAGAACATATGCACTATCAACTACTAATGATACTGTACCAGAGTCTAAAAAGTCAGATGTATTATATGTTATCTGTCTTGATTGTACGTATGTAGCATCTACAGTTGATGTAACTAATGATGAATCTTGAAATCGATCTCTTAGTTGGATATATGCAGAGTCAACAAGAGCTATAACTAAATCTGAATCCAATCCTGCAGAATTAATAATATCTAAGACTGTTGCAGAATCAACAAAGTCAGCACCAAATTTTGGAAGTAAAGGTAAGACAGTAGTTGAGTCTAGATAATTGGCATCATTTGTAAATGATGAAACAGTGGTCGGTACTCCAGTTAATGAACCATATGCAAAGTCTTGCCTTGCTTGTACATATGTACTATCAATTAATTGTATTGCATCTGCAGAATCTAAGAATGGAGCTGCAGCAACTCTTCCAAGAACATAAGCAGAGTCAACTGTATCTGTAACATTATTAATAATGGTAACTGTGATATTACTGTCTGTTTCAATAGCTGCGGCAATATATGTGGAATCAATAACTTCTTTAACTGTGTTAGAGTCTAAATAGTTTGCATCATTTGTAAATGTAGATATATCTAAGGCACTGGAAAGAGATGTAATAACTGATGAATCGATTAAATGTGGACTAACATTATCAGCTACAACTTTTACTTCATTGCCATTGTGTCTATTTGTAAATCTAAAATTACCTGAGTGTTGTTGTAGTTTTAAATCTCCAAGAACTAAAGTACTACCTGAAAGATATAGATCTCGCCAGAAATGATTTGAATCACCTAAGTCATATAGAGTTCCTGTAGCTGGTATAATATGCTGATCAACTGCACTAAGGTCGATTTGTGGAGTTCTTGCTTGAACGAAAGCTGAATCAATTGTTTCAACTAATGCAACTGTACCACTTGAATCCGGAAGATTTATTGTGTTATCTTTTGTAGGATCAATCGCCTGAATTTTTGTTTCATTATTATTGTTTGACCCGCCTTCAAAAGCAATACTGGTAATACTGTTAATGTTCTGGTCTAATTCTAGAGTAACATTATTTGCAGCAATACCTGCATTAATTTGACCAGTAGTTCCTAAAAATGTTAGTGTCTCTGTATCAGGTCTAAATGTATGTGAACCAGTGTTACCTGCCAATCCAAATGTGGCTCTGTTACGAACATGGTCACTATCAATAAGAGCAATGACTTCGGCAGAATCTAAGTAAGTTGCGTCTATTAAACCTGTAACATAAGACTGATCAACGACACCTTGTACGGTTGTGGAATCTAAATAATTAGCGTCATTTGTAAAAGTCGATACATTCGTAGGTACACCAGTTAATGAACCATAAGCAAAATCCTGTCTCGCTTGTACATAAGCGGAATCTACAAGACCTGATACTAAGCTAGAGTCTATGTTACTTTGATTCTGTTGAATATATGTAGCATCAATTAATGTTTGTGCTGTAGTAGAATCCAGATAATTGGCATCGTTTGTAAAAGTCGATACATTAGTTGGTGCGCCTGTTAAAGATGAATACGCAAAGTCTTGTCTGGCCTGCACATAAGCAGAATCAACTTGTGTTTCTGTAATTAATTGAACTTGAGAAGAATCAGGTAGTGCAGCAATTTGCGCCAATAAAGTATTATAAGCATCGCTGTCATCGTTCAGTGCAGCAGCAAGTTCATTTAATGTATCTAAAGCACCAGGTGCTCCATCAACTAAAGCATTAACTGCAGAATCGATAAGATTAATATAATCTTGTTTATGTAATCCGTCAAGTGTATCGGCATCAACATTTAAAGCATCAACAAAAGCTTTGTCAACATCAGTTGTAATAATATTAGAAACATCAACATTATCTAAAATGGCAGGTGGATTTAATGTATTAGCCCATTCTCTATAATAATTACCTGATTGCCCATTTAGTCTATACGCATTTGTAGCAGTCTCAGCCGAATCGTTTTGACGAGCCTGAATGTATGCGCTATCAATAAGATTTGTTGTAGTAGCTGAGTCAACCTTTGGCCTAAACTCTTCCCAATTGTTAGAAGCATTAGGTAATTCACCAGTAGAACTATCTCTATATTGACCTGATTGGAGTTTAAAACTATAATACTGTTCAGCTTCAAAACCTTCATGAGCTTTCTTGACATAGATTAACATACCGTCTTGTAATCTTTGTCCAGTAATGTCTGATACTCTATCGCCGGAATCACCACTGACGTAGCGTAAACCACCGCGCATCTCTGTGTCTAATACTATAGGATGATTAGAGCTAGGACTCCATGTTCCTGGCCATGCGTTTCTCGTAAGTCCGTTATAGTCTGCCATTAGCTAATACTCACATATGTGTTTCCAGGTTGCAAAACAATTCCATATAAATTATATGTCTCTGCACTGTAACCTGCTGGTGGTGAATCTGGTTCCAAATCTAATGTAGTATTCGTTGTGCCAACATCACTGAGCAATGATGAACTAGCACCAGTTTGGAAAGTTGATGGCTGATTTGCTGCACTTCTTACCATAAACCAAAAACACTTTGGCACTGAATCAGGATTGTTAACTGTACCTGTAAAGTTTTTAGTTTGATTTGATAGTTCTGTAACTGCTGATTCAAACTGATCGCCATTAACTACATCAGCTCTAGTTGGAGGTGTGCCGGCACCTGCAGTAAATATAGTTAAAGTTGGATAAGAGAAGCTTGCATTTAATGTTATATCTGAAGCAGTGTCAGTCACGGAATAAGATGTAGTTGCAACTCCAGGTGGTCTTCTAAATTCTGTGCTCACTGCAACCTGCCTTCCTCCGCCATTATCTTTGTGTATTGGATTGGTAAAAGTTATTGTTCCAGATCCATTGGAACTAGATATTGAACCTCCTGTTCCTGTAACGGTGTGAGTAATGTTACTTGAAGATGACATTCCACTTACACTAACATTATAAGAAGTTGATGTATAAGTTTCTAGAAATTGATTACCTGATAGATTGCTCATACTAACAGATACGTTAGGTGTTTTCCATGTAGTGGTGAATGATGCAGTTGTGGCAAAGTCAGCGCCTTGATCATCTGCAAATGTAATTTCACCTATTGATGTTCCACCAGAAATAGTTGTACTATTATCTCTTACTGCTGCACCAGATGCAGAGTCAAATGTAAATGTCTGTGTCCAATCAACACCACCCGCCGGTGTTTGACTTTTTGCACCTGCATTATAATTAGCTAGAGTAGTTCCTACATATGCATTTGTCTGCGCAATACTTGATACACTATTAATAAACCGTGTATCAAAATCTATAGGATTATCTACAGCTACTGAAAACTGTGTAGCCTTTTGATCAAAGTTTAGATTGCTTTGACCTGTTGCAGTTAAACCTGGACTAAACTGTGCAACCTCAATGCGAAGCTTATTACCGGTAAAATTCATTTCTCGTATTGTATATACTTCTAAATCAGAATCAATAAAATTAGTTGCAGTTCTATATTGAGCTGTAGCTCCACCAACTGTCCATGTGATTCCAGCTTTATTACCGTCGTTATTTAATATGTTGGCGTCATACAATCTACTTGTAAATGCACCACCATCTGCAGTATTGATTGTAAAGTCACCAGTACTTGAATCGATAGATGTTGCTGATACACCTGCAACTGTTACAGTACCTGCAGAATCTAATTGACCTTGAGCATTAACTCTAAATACAGGAACTTCTGAAGCAGAACCATATGTACCTGCAGTAACACCTGTATTTGTAATATTAATTGTATTCGTACTTGCATCATACGTAATACCTGTACCACTCGCAAGTGCTTCATCTAAGTCAGAATCAAAGTTTGCTTTTGTATAGACTTGTTCTACGTCAAATGAGAATACACCAGTGTTAGGATCATATGATAAGTCACCTGCTGCACTTAAAGCATGCCTTGCATCACTGTCTGCTCGAGCTGATGAGTATACTGCGTCTTGGCTAAGTGAAAATTGGCCAGTGGAACTATCATATTGTATAGCGCCTGATGCACTTAAATGAGCTCTTATTTCTGAGGCACTAGGACCTGTATATGTAAATTGACCTGTAGCAGAATCATATGCAAAAGATCCATCACCACCTGCGTCCTTTACACTAAGGACATCTCTAACTCTCTGTACAGTGTAATATAGATTTGAACCTTCGGCTAAATCTGTTGTAGACTTAAGTGCTAAGCGCGCATCAAAGTCTGAGTCACTACGTGCTGTAGTATAATATAAGTTAGTTCCTTCAGGAATATCTGCAGTTGTTCTAGTACCAAAGTCAGAATCAAATCTGGCTTGTGTATAGTATAGATTTATGTCACCTTCATTTAAACTGTCAGTTGTTTTCTCAGAAAAGTCAGAATCAAATCCTGCGTATCTACCTTCAATAGTACCAGGTGTACCATCGGATGTTTCCAACTTAATGTTAGGAGCCTGAACTTTTCTATTGAATAACCAAATGTCTAATGTATTTTTATAAATGATTTGTGCTAAAGCACCACCGATCGTAATACCAGCTGAGTCAGCTTCTACACCAGATGTAGCATTATCTGCTAATATAAGATTTTTATCGTTGACAGTTAATTCAGTAGAATTAATTGTGGTTGTAGTACCGTCAACTTGTAAGTCACCTTGAATTGTAACTTTACCAGCACCGCCGGCAGGAGTTGGATCAATGACCAAATCACCGGATGTTGTGCTTATTGTATTTCCATCGATCTTTACATTATCTACTTCTAAAGAAGCTAGGCCACTTACGTTTGAATCTAAATTAACTTTGATTTTTACGCCGTTGGCTAAGTCAACTCTTTTTGTATTGGTGTTGAAATCTCCACTGACTTGAATTTCGCCACCCATAGGTATGTTACCATCACCAGATACATTGTCATCAGCGTTACCAAATGCAACATCTCTTGTATCAACGTAATTTTTAGTGGCAGCGTCTTGTGCTTGAACAGGATCAACAACATTAGAAATTATAGATGTAGATGCATCAATAAATCCAGAGCCATTTGGATCTAGAATTATATTACCATCAGGATCTGTAGTGGATATAGTATTTCCATCTATCGAAATATTATCGATAAGGATCTTATCTATTTTATTATTAGCGTCTGTAATGATTGCGCTTGATGGATGCAGCTTACCTTCCGGATGATCAAGCATCTCCACAAAGTATTGACCACCAATCGTTACATATTCACTGGCGTATCCATTTGATTTTTGAGGACCGATACCTATAAAAAGTCTATCACCGCCAGCAGAATCACCATCAACATATGAGTATCCAAACTCACCTATCTTTAAGATGTTTAAGCCTTCTTTACCTACAAGCGTAGGTGTACCGGCAGACGTTTTTATACGGAATACATTACCCATTAGAAAGTACCACCGTCAAATTCTAATCCATCAGGTTCTGTAGTAACTTCGAATTTTCCACGGGTTGAGTTGAATTGTAGGATAGCAAAGTTTTTATTGCCTGTTGTATCAACATCTGTTAAATCGTTTAAGCTTTGTGCTTGCGCACCAGTTACTTTTCTAACCGGTGTGCCTACTGTAATTTTTCTGACGTGTGTTTGTACTGGAGGTATTTCTGTCATTATGTCACCGATGGGTTAGCGCGTATCTTTCCTTCAAGGATTCTCTCTACTACAGTTGATCCGTTTGAATCAACGAAAGAGATCTCCACATCATAAACATAGTTTCCTACACGAAGTGCGTTTGTTTGTTGGTTTGTCAAGGAAAGAGTTACGATACCCTCATTCGGCGTAATAGCAACAGAAAAATCTGTGGTATCTGCAGAATCGGAATTGTAGTTCCGCTTCATCTTTGCTGCAGCAGAATAGTTGTTTAAATCTTTTGGATTACCGCTAAGGTCTACTAGCTCTAGCTGTACTGCAATGTCCGAACCTATGTCGAACGTAAACTTCTCGTATTCTGCCATATCCCAATCCGATACTAAGTAACTCGATCATACTCTATTTCCTTTTATTTATAATACTTCCAATCTGTAGGCTTGTTCTGAGAGTGAGTAAAATGAATTAATTTTATATCTGGATGGAATTTATCTAAATACAAATAATCGTTTCCAGTAATATCTGCGTATTCTTGGTTAATTTCGTATTGCCATTTTGAATATTGAGCTTCTGTCATATTATAACCGGTCGACCATCTAGCAACCCAAGACATAGGAACAGTTTTTAAATTAAGTCTTTCCTTTACAGAATCTTCTACAAAGTATTGTTCGCCATTAACTGGTCCTACAGTTGTCTCATTCTTTATATAATATTCTTGCCAGTATTCTGGATCTGACATAAATTTTTCATATATGTAATTACAGTCTTTAGGATAATATTTAAAGAATCCACCGTTTATAGAATATCCAGGACTATCCTTCCACCATGCAGGTATGGATAAGAACTCTCCACGTTGTATCACATATTCGAATAAATGTAAATAGTTATTTACTAGTAATAAATCAATATCAATAACACATACCGGTTCATCTATGTCTAAAGACATAGCATACATTTTATTCCATTGAAGTTTTATCCTAGAATCAAATGGTTCTCTGATCCATGTTATATCATATCTAGATAATTTTTCATTGATATATGTTTCATATTCCTGTCCGTATTTTTCTCCTATACGAACACAAAAGATTTTCATATCCAATTATCCTTTACAATATCATGATCTAAGCAGTCATGTATTTCAGGCTCTTGGTGGAAAAGTGCAACAGCAAAATCATTTTTAATTTTAAAATTATTATTGCGATAAGAATAAACCATGCCTTCTTGAAATAAATCATAATTATGTTCATGGTGTAAATATCTATCATCACCTCCATACTTAAACATATACATTTCAGGATCTTTTAAAAAATGCTCTAGTATGTTTCTACTATCAGTCCAAGACATTACGGATGAGTTAGTAAATGCTGTTCCTAAATCTGGTCTATCGGTTAGTATTTTTGCTCTCTTAGGATCTTTCCAAGATGGATTGACCATATGGAAACTATCTTTTACAAGTGTATCAATTGAATTATGTATGATTACATCTAAATCAAAATAAAGACATGGACCTGTGTTCTCAAATATTAGTAACTTATTCCACCATATTTCTAAATCATGATCTGCCTTTATTGAAAAATCATAAAGGTGTGGATTATCTGTATATACGTAAAAAGAATGGTCAGCTGATAAGTGTCTAGCAACCGCAGCCTTTAATTTAAATACGTATTCTACTGGATATTTGTTTCCTACATTAACACAAAATACTTTAACTTCCTGCATAGTGTATTATCCTAATATCAGGATGCCAATCTTCTTCAGCCATATAGTCAATATATAGATTGCCAGTCCACTTTTGATAATCTTTCTCAAGTTTTAATTGAGTAGCAAAATCATCTTTATGCCATTTTATAATATGCTTTTCCGGAAAGTAACTGCAAGGAATATTATTATCTACTAATACCTTTTGAACAAAATGTTGTTCACCATTAACTGGACCTTTTGTTGTTCCATTCTTTATAAAGTATTCTTCCCAATGTTTTATATCTTTTTCAAAAGTATCAACTACTATTTGATGTTCTCCATTTTTAAATTTATAAACAGTGCCAGAAAGTGCAAATGGATTAGTTGCTTTATCTTCTCTCCATCGCCACCACCATCGGTGTGATCCTACAAATCCTTCATAATCATCGAATAAGAAATCAACATTTCCTACGATATCTAAATCAATATCCATTACGATTATATCTTCGTGCTCAACAAAATCTTTTTTAAAAAAATCTAGTTTAAACCATTGTAACTTTTTATCATTATTTTCTATTGCTTTTAATACAATTTCTGAGTCAAAATCGCCAACAGCATCTGTGTAACATAAAAAATCAAAATCAATCGTAGTGTTATTCTTTAGTCCATGATATAATTTGTTAACATCTTCATAAGTATATTTTGTTCCAGTTAATACAGTACAAATAATCATGCTCTTTTCCCAATCACCATAAACCTATTATAGGTTTCTCTTTTAAGATCTATAGCAGCTTTATGTTCGTGTACTCCTCTGTAATAAATTTTTTCGATTGCAGATTGTTGAGCAAGTTCTTCAGGAGAACTAACACAGTTAACATGTTCTCTAATCTCATGCATATCGTTTGACTGTAGACAATATATAACGTCTTTATCATTTCGAAAAATAACCGATGACATAGGATACATATGTTCGCAGCTAGTGTTTATTACTACTTGCGTATAGAAATCATCGAACTCATCGAAGTTAACATCCTTTGTCATAAAATTAATTTTAACTTTACCGTCATCCATTCTTTTCTGTAAAAACTTTCTACCAATAAGTAGTGCATCTTCATCCATGTCAATTAAGTCAATTTGTTCTAAGCCTTCAATATTATCTAATAGTAATGGTGCCATGATGTTACCATACCAACATCCCATTATTGTTATTCTTTTGGCAGTTATACCTTTTCTTTCTAAAATATTTTTTAATTCCGTGACTAGCCAAATCTTACAATTTATTTGATTGCTAATAAAACTTTCAACAAAGTCTTTTGCTCGGTGTGGATAATCTCTAAAAATTACACGATTTAATATATCGGCAAATTTTCCTATATCGTAGCTATACTTTATTTCTTCCATTTGCGTTTCCATTTTCAGATATAATAATCGCTTTATCTTTTTCGTAGTTTTTAAAGTTATGTATGTTATGCTGTATCATTTTATCTGGAAAAAAGTTATACCAATCTTTGTGTTTATGATAAAACCACTTGTCTGTACCTTCGAACAACATTTCTAATTTTGGTTTAAACTTTACTAACTCTTCATATATATGATTGCATTCTGCATTATTAAAAGCAAATACAGAGGAATTGACATTACAGCTAATGTAAGTTGATTTATTTCTTTCCATTGGTTTATTGTCAAACCAATGTACATGCGTTAACATTACCTTCGACTTTTCTTTATTCTCATAGTAATAATCAATGAGTCTATACAAGCGTAAAGGTTTTTGTAATATAATATCTAAGTCTAAAAATAAACAGTCACCTAAATCTAAACGACTATCGAACAAAGTCATTTTTTTCCATGTACCTTTATACGACATATTGATAGGACGCGTTTCTATTCCTGGCACTTCTCTGTCGCTAAATACAATGTCTATAGGTAATTTTTTTACGTCGTCAGTAGAGTATTTTTGGCCCCACAGCGCTGTAATAATTTTCAAATTCTGGGTACTCATCTAATAAGCAAGTTCCTCTTTTTTCATCAAAAAATTTATAATGTGACATAGCCTTGTAAATATAATCCGGATTAGGATTGGCTTCTTCTAAATTTTTTATAAATCTATCTTTATGGTGAAAGTCATAATCTAAAGACTTATACTTGTTTATATATTGTTCTCTTATATCCTTTGGTAAGTTCATAGCATTCAACGCGGCTGGTCGACTTAATAAATTATTTAGATACGGAGTTTCAATCATATTTGTTTTTCTAGGAAATTCTTCAATTAGAGATAATGCAAAGTTGTGGATATCATTTAAGTATCCTATATTTAACATTTGGATTGTGCTTGACCAACCAATTTTAATTCCAGCACGTAATGTGTTTCTTAAGACTTCTACCTTTTCTTCCCATATAGTTCCAGTCCTAATGTACTCTTCTTTTTTTCCAACAGCATCTAGTGAAACTAAGAAGGTAGCTTTCTTAAAATATTTCATTAATCTATAGAAATCAAAATTATCAATTGTTGCATTCGTGATAATTCTAAATTCCATATCCTCAGCATATCCTTTTTCAACAATCCATTCTACCATTTCAATTGCCTGATCCATCATAAGAGGTTCACCTCCTACAATCTCGAACTCTCTAAGCACAGGACATATAACTTCTAAGTCAGCATACAATTTATCTTTATCTATTTTATTGTATGAATTTAAAAGTGTTGGTCCATCCCACTTACCATATCTTTTAAATTCTGCTGCCAATTTAGATGAACATACTGGGTGACACATTGTGCATCTTAAGTTACATATATTACCAAACACTTTCATTTTAACATGATCTATGTCTGAAGGTTTTAAATCTATATCCGGATTTTCTCTTACGCTTTCTATCAACTCATCCGTTAATAGTTCTCCATGGATATAATGATTTAACGAATCAACTCGTTTAGATACACCATAGCTTTTTTCTTGATTGATACATGCCTGACAGGTTCTTTTCAATAAATCCGACTTGTTTCCTGTAACCATGTCATGGCGTATCTGTTTCATATGGTCCGAATTAAAAAACTCCATAGGAGAAGTATTTTCAAAATTCATATTACCTTCAGCCTTTGCTATACAACATGCCTGATAAAGGCCTTCTACTGTAGTAGAAAACTGAATAAAAGGCATAGAGCAAAGAAAGTTAGTCATCTACAGCCCCACCATCGTAACAACCAAAAGCCCATTTCTTTTCTTTACACCACCAACATTTTTTACATGGTCCTAGAAAGTTATTAGTTTTTTCAGCGTACTCAATACATGATGCAGTCAAAGGAAATAGTTCTTCCATCAGATTATTTTTTCTATATTCTTCTGCCATAAATTTTTTATGCATAAATGCTAACGGTCTGTAAAGCCATCTATTGTATACGCCATCACGTTGTATGCGAGTAAATATTTTAAAATGATCACCTAAGTTTGTATCTCTTTCAACTTCTCTGGCTGTAACTAAAAAATCATCTTTCTTGTGTTCGCCTGTAGGAGGGTTTGCAGATTTACCACATAACCAAAGTTTTACGTCTTGTTCTGCATATAACTTTCGTTCATGCAATACATGTTGTTTTCTTTTCATGTTTGTATTATTTGGTTCATGATCATATTTAAAGACATAGTGATCTAAAAAATTAACTTCTGGAAACATTTCTTTAAATAACAATAATATTTCTCTAGCATTCCATTCATTAGTAGGCCTTAATTTATCCACGCCAGTAAATGGTAGAACTTGTAAATCTAAATTTAATTCTTTTATTTTTTCACAAAGCATAAACATTACAAATGCAGAGTCTACTCCGCCGGAAAGAGTAACAGCAACTTTCTTTGTTTGACTAAGTTCAGGATCTTCTGTGATAGCTGGAATATTCCAAAAGTCTACTTCACCATATTGATTACTGTATATCATAACACTTCTCGCACTTTATCAGTTCTAACGTTTGTAGTTTTTCCACATTGCTTTGCACATATATTACATGGCGAAACTTCAAAACTCATTGGCAGTATATATTGAAAGAAATCATCTTCAATAATATGATTTAAATCTTCTTTAATAGCATTCCTAATTGTTCTCATATTAAATATTTCATGCTGCGTAACTTCATGCGGATCTGCTACTTCATTTGTATAATGTTTTTTTCTATACTCATAAGAACCAATCCAACAGCATGGATGTATATCACCTAAGCAATCTATAAAAAGCTCATTTCGACCCGTTGAACTTGAAACTCTACATTCTATTTCGTTTTTAGATTTTATTCGTGCGCCTTCAACGTCTGCACTATAGTTAGTAGCTTGTTTTTTCTTTTTATTAGATGCTTTAGACGATGATCTGAGAATTTCATAAGGTTTTTTATTAAATGTAAACTTTAGTTTTTCTCTTCCCCAAAACCTGTGTGTATCAATTGGAATAAAACTTTGAAAGCCGTATTCCTTAGATCTTTTTCTAGCTTCAGTTTCTTGATGCTCATTATGACCAAATCTTATAAATGACCATTCAGCCAATCCACCTGCATTAATAAAAGCTCGAGCGTTTTCAACTACTCTATCATAACGAGTATTAACTCTATAAAGATGATGAGTATCTTCCAATCCATCAATTGAAAATACAACTAAGTGATTATCAGGTAAATGCTTATGTAGCATTTCACCGAACTTAGCCCACCAATCAGGTTTTCTCATTCCACCATTTGTATGAATGTATATAAACTCTTTACCCGGTCCGTTTCCTCTATCTAGTAAATCAGTACATGAATATTCTATGATTTCATAAATATCTTTAGCATAGACGGGATCACCGAAATTGCCACAAAAGTTTAAGTTTTTGATAGGATATTTGAAATCTTTAAAGATTTCTTTATATTCGTCAAACGATATATCAGCCTTTGCTAAGTCAGGCCTAGGGCTAAGTACATTATCTACTATACAATTTCTAGAACACTGAGGACATCTAGCATTACATTCATCGGTCAATTCAATATGGAATTGAAACCTTTTACGGATATCATAAAGCATATATTAGAATTCATTATATCTTGCTATAATCTCGGTTATAGTTTTGGCTTTTCGTAATTTACCTTTTAAGGCACGATTTTCGCTATTCTTCACATGTTCTTGTTCGAATATCAAAAGTTTTAATTTAAACAATGATTCATTATCTGCGTTTTTACTAAACAAATAATTTGTAAAAACATCGAAGGCATCTTGGTTTTCTGTATCTTCAATTAGTTTTTCTCTTTTAGCAATTTTAATAATCTGTTGCTCATAAGATTCACGCATTTCTTTTATACGTAAAAATGTTCGTTCATGAAGATCATCTACAGATACGTTATATTCAGATAAAAATTTATTATACTGATCAGGGTCTTCTTCAACATTAATATTATGTGGCCTAACAATACCTGTACTTTCTTCACGCCACATGGTTTGAAGATGTGTTCTTTTATCGTTAGTAAAATATGCGTCTACTATAACGTGTCCTTCAATCATTTTAAGTTCTCTCTACTTTAAGTGTCCAAGTTTCTACCGTTTGTCTAGTTCCATTAGGAAATTCTTGTGATCTATAATCGTTTGCATTAACAAATCTTTTATTCCATGTCCCTGAACCATCTAATCTTGTATCAGTCATTGCAGAACCTTTAGTAGTACCGCTGCCATTTATATTATAACGTAATGTATTGCCTGTACCATTATATATCTGTTGTCTTATTAAAGGACAAAAGAAAGCTTGAAATTCTGTTTGAGTCATCTCTCTTAAACCGGCTGGATCATTTACACCATTCGAAGTGTAATCTATAACCAGAGGTAGACGATATGTTTCTTCAACACCGTCATTTTTAAATAATTGATAATCAACACCACCTGTAGCAATACCAGTCTGTACAGTACCAGATGTTCCAATTGAACCAGCGTCAAATGTATTTACATCAGATATAGTGTCGGTATACACAGTACCTAAGTTAGTACAGTTTGAGAGAGTAGTAGCTGTACTAATAAAAAATGCACCACCACAAAATACACCTGCGTTTCCAGTTTCTATATGCGTAACAACTGGAGTAATAAATGTATCTAAAATATCTTGAAATGCCATTTCCCTAATCGAATATCCACCATTAGTTCCAGGATTACCAGTAGTTCTACCTTCATAGTAAACAGGCTTAGGTCCAGAAGGAATTTCGAAATTACCAGGATAAGATGTTTGACCCCAGTTTAAATTTGGATTGGATGTAGTTTCGTGTATCTTATCATACGTTGCTTCAGTTCTTGAAGTTGGTTCTCCTGTAGAGGATTCTTGCACGTATTCTGCATCACCGTCATTGGTTGTATTTTGGTTACCAACTGACGTATGAGCTGTACCTGATTGCATGCGTGTATCATTCATAACGGGTGAAATGTTTCCGTTACTAGCTACAACTGATAAAGCTACTGAAGGATTGTTTGCATAACAATAAGCGATTCTTTTGAAGACCTGATCCCTATCGGCATTGGTCCATTCTTTTATCGCTTCATCATCTTGCGTTAATAAAGGTAATCTTACGGCCATTATGGTGTACCTGCTGCCGAGTCTGTTGACATGAAATATCCAGCCAATACAACACCACCACTTTCCTCCTTAATAGTAAGTAATTTCATGTGATCTAATTCTTTTTCTACTTCATCAGAATCATTGAAATGAAAGTTAGTGATATATGCATGATCTATCGTAGCAGAATCAATGTAAGCAGAATCAATTATTGCTTCTGCAACTTCTAGTCTTCGAATTGTAGCACTGTCAATAGTAAGATGTTCAGCTGTTAAGTTTCTTATTTCTGCTGAATCTATAGTTGCACTGTCAGCATGCAACATACCAACTCTTAATCTTTTAAAATCTGCAGAGTCAGCCTTTAATCCTCTTAATTGCCAGTGATCAGAGTCACTAAACAGTCTATCATTAATTGAATCAATCATGCCAACTAAATGATTAAGAGCACTTACTACATTTGAGTCTGCAAAGTTTTGAGCAAACTCTGAATCTAAGTCGTCAAGGTCTCCGATATAGTCAGACATGACATTTGTTTTGGCCATGAATGTACCAACCGCATCAACGAAATCTACTACTATTTTACGTGCCATTTACTTTTCCTTACGACAGTGTGAAGTCTGGATCTACTAGAGCCATGTGACCTTCTTCTGAATCAAATAGATGCGCTCCAAAATATGCATTTGCTTTCACCCCATCATTTCTATTAATATAAAACGGTCTTATAATGTGGACCGATTGACTATCCATATGTAACGTATTTATATTGACATACTCATTAAAGGTTGCTTTGCCAGCATTAAACCCGGTGTCATCACCAGAATCCATTGTCCATTCGTGTACTGTTAATATTTTATAAATCTGTGCACTATCAATGAAATCTGCATTAGGAACATATAAACGTTTTATATGTACACTATCTGCATTAAAATCAAAATCGGCTGTGCCAGGTGAGTCACCGTAGAATGTATAATCGCTGTCTGGATTACGAGGTCCTACTAATGCAGAATCATAATTCCATAGTTGCTGTACGTCAAGCTTTTGTATATAACCTGAGTCTACACCTAGGTTTGCTGTTATCTTTCCAATGATACATTTATCTGAATCATGTGGTAGTACGGGTTCATACAAATAACATTCTATTTTATCAAGTTTACCTCCAATAGTTCCAACAGCATCAACTATATTCGAATCTTGAGGTGTAGAGAATCCAAAAGGTGCTTGAAAATACGGGTCCAAATTATCTAAGTCACCTACATAACCTGACATAGTATTAGTCTTCTGATGCCAGACATTAAGTGTATTTGTTTTTTGGACAGTAATCTTACGTGACATTACATTCTCTCAATAATCTGTTCCATCAGTCTTTTAAGATCACTAACATCTTGTTTTAGATCTTCAAACTCTCGTGCTTTTTTTCTTTGTGCTCGCTTCCGTGCCCGCGCGGCTCTAACTTCTTCTTCATTGGTGTTAAGGACAACACCATTCTCATTTTTTACTAAACCGTGTAGGCCTTCAACTTTTTTATATTCCATTATACACTCAATGCTATAGCTCTTAAATCCTTAATCATTGGCACTTTAGCAGAGTTAGTAGAAGTCATAACAATTTTTAATTGGAATTTAATGAATGCATCTAACTGCCCACCTTTACCACCAATTAAATATTCGTATTCTCTAAATACTGCTGTGTTTTCATCAGATGGATTCGATAATTCAGGAGCAACGTATGTCCAATCAACTGTATTGATTAAATCATTTTCAGTAGAAACCCTCCAGTATAAATCGATATCTGATTCTTTAGGTCTGTTGGCAGTTAACAATACCTTTAAACCAACTGCAGACTGCGCTAAGGTTGTTACTGTTGTAATATGCTTAGCAGCTGATGATCCACCACGTGATTGTGTTTCAGGTACAAAGTTCATAGGAACATTGAATCCACTTGTTGCAGCTGAATCTTGTTTATCGATAACATTATCGACTAGAGTTAATGAGGATCTTTGTAAATCAATAACAGGAGAAACAAAGTTGTCTACAGATCCAATAGTCATTTCTAATTCTGCAGTGCTAGCACCAACCGCAATCTCTGCGTCAGCAATAGAATCTGCTGCAATAACATAATTTCTATCTAAAGCAATATTGTTTTTATTTAAGTTAACTGCAGTAAAAGCTGCATCTACATTGTACGGCGTTTCTACACCCGCAAATGATTTACCAGATGTGCCTTTAAAAGCTGCAGATATAGCCGTGCCGGTTGGTTTCATAGTTGCCATGTTTGGCCAGATTAAAGAATAAGGAATATTTTTAGTTGATAAAATATTATCACCACCACCAACTTCATCTGAGTCAGCAGTGCCATTGATTTTAAACTCAAATCCACCTGCATCAATCTTTGTAATTGTATGATCGCCGTTAATTTGATTAGCGGTAAAGCCACCTACTGCAGTAGAACCTACAATAGAAACTGTGTCATTTACTTGTAAACCGTGATTTATTGTATGTACTCTTACATCACTATCACCTTCGAATGTACGAATAGAATTTCTATTCAACAGTTGTCTAGGTACTGAAGCATTCTTCAGTCGTACTGTACCAGTTCCGGTATTAAACTTAGCTCTTACAACATTAAATTTTAAATCTTGTTTCTGGTTAGGCGTAAAGGTTGCACCATTTTGAGAGTAAAACACAGTACCAGTATTAGGATTTAAATTAACACGCGCTGATGCTGAACCTACAACTGTTTCATCTATTTCAGCTAGAAATATTTCATATTCTGGAGTTTCTGCATAAACTACTATTGCATAGTCAGTCAATCCACTAAGAAAGATAGGCTCATCAAAAGTAAAATTAGTTACAGCAGATCCATCAGCAGATGTATTAACAAAGTTATAATCAACATAAACCGAAGAACCTGGTATTATTTCAACATCAGAAGGCATACCATTTCTCATAGGCCTGAGGTGAATGTTAATTGGTAATTGTAAATCAGCTGTAGCTACAAACGTTGATTTAAAGTATAATTGTATTTTGGTAGCAAATATACCTTTGGCATCATCTACGTAGAATGATTGAGCAATAGGACTTTTGCCTAACTTATAACCTAATGAATTTAATGACATTACTCAGATTCTCCATAAATTTTTGTTTTAATTCTACCAGCAACATGAACGACTGGATGTATAACTTTACACCATACATTACCTACGATACTATCTTTAGCTTTACCTCGTGTTAAAACATGCTTAAGGTGTTTAGTTCTTTCTTCAGCTAAGTAAGCACCAAGTTTTGTAAGCAATCCACTTTGCTGCATACCTCTTACATATGGTTTAAACAACCAGTGATAACCAATTTCGTGGTATGGAGTAAGATGCCTACGTTGATATGTATCCCAAATCTTCATAGCCTTTGCCCAATCTGCCAGTTGTGTTTGTCTATACATTTCTGTACATACAATTTTCTGTGCAGCTGGAGCTGGTGACATTGACCCGGCTTTATCTGGATTACGTGTTGGTTTATTAAAGTTTGGCATTCTACCTTTGTGTGGATCCAAAGTATCAGCTTTGTTACCAGGCCCATTCCATTTATAAACTCTTTGACCAGCTTCGTTAATATATTTAGTTGACCAGTATCCACCGCTTCCGCCGCTTGAAGATCCTGAAGATCCACCCGATCCACCTGAACCTCCACCACCAGAAGAGTTTCTACCACCATCATTACTTCTTGATCGTGCTGGCGCCGGCGCAGTGACCGAAGACTTAGATCCTTCAATCTCTAGCATACGTGTTGATTTAACATCATGTTGAATTGTATCTAGTAAGCCTTGAGCTGTGTATATTGCTCGAGCAACTGTACCTGATTTCTTTTCATTATCTACATTAATATCTAATATTTTAATCTCATGTGAACCAGATCTAAATTGATGTGTATTATTATTTGGAACCATAAAAGATATATCAACTTTACCCGAGTTGTCTGTTGTCAGTATACCAGCTCCATCAGGATGTGTATTAGAATTTCGTAAAGTGTTACCGTAATCTTTTGTTGTAGATGAATATCTTTGGAACGTAGCTTCTCTTACGTAGTTAGCCATAGGTTTCCCATCCATAAACAAATACACATTACTGTTAGGTCGTAAACCTTGTGCTCTAATGCTTATGATTCTAGCTCTAATAAAAGGTAGTAAAGCAACTTGTACAACTCGTGTACCAATTCTTTCTTCAACCACCTGTTCTCTTATAACTTTATTAACTGTTTTAGTTGTGGTTCTTCCACTTGTACGTGATATAGTATTTGTTTGATCACCTACTCTTAGATCTTCTAAATCTTTACCACCCCAGTTCCATTCCCAATTGTTCCAGTTAGCAGCTGTATTTGTTGAAAGCTTTGTGCCTCCATCAATAACGTTTCTAGCTAAAGTGTTTGTATCTCTCCATTCATCAGATGCTGGTGATACTGTCATATTACCAGTATATACAGTTGATGAATATGGATTGATCTTTACAGCTTTAGTAGCAAATGGTTGAGTGATATAATTTTCTTCTGTAAATTGAAGATAAAGATTATCACCTTTCTTAACTACGCCTGTTGAATTATCTGAATCATATATTAAGCGTAAGTTATCTTCAGTAAATGTAGGTCTTAATATTCCTTCGGACGCATCTATTGAAGCTCTATAATATAGATTAGTAGTTTCAGATAAGAGGTGTGTAGTAAAGTTATCTACAAAAAATCCAGACTTAGTTCTATTTAAACCAGCTGAATCTAAAACTTCGAAGTTATTTGTCTGCATTTCAAGCATTGATAGCGATGTAATCTCTTCAAGCTTTTCAATTCTTTTTTCTAAGTAGTTGATATCATCCATTGTATATCGTTGATGATCAATTTTTTGTACCGTGATATCTTCTTCATCCAATGTATTAGGATTGAATTTAAAATTGTAAAGAGGCAGCGTACCTTCGGGCGCTGTAGGATATGGAGGATCAAAAGAAACTTCTCCAGGTACAATGTCAAGATTTGCTTCTTTATCAATTATAAGTTTAAATGCCTTTGACAAGTAATAAGTGTTGTCAGAAATAATTAGATCTGTAGGCACTGGAAGATAAGATAAGTTAGCTTCAGTAAAACTACCGCCACTATTCATAACTGGTCTAAAGTCATATGCATCACGTAAGTTAATTCTTTGACCAGACATTGATGTATGGCTAGGAATATCTTCATAGTCAACAACACCAGTATAAGAGTTAACAGCAAAGAAGTTACCAGCACCATGATTGAAGTGATCAAACTTCACATAAACATTTCCAGCTGGTGCAGCTTGCCCGTCATTTAAAACCATACGAGCTAAACCATAAAAGTTATCTCGTTGTCCATCATCGAATGTAAACTTATGAGATACGTCTGCTCCATCAGAATCATTTAAACTTACTCTTCGAACTCTGTATCCATCAGGTTGACCTAAGTCAATATACTTTTCACCAGTAACTGGATCTGTAGTGATAGTAGTTGTTACAGTTTGATTTTTAGCTAATGTCTTTGCTCTTACAACTGGAGCAGATGTAGAACCATAGACATAAGCTTTTATTGGTGTACTTGGTGGAAGTCCTGTAATAGTTGTAGTGTTAGAACCAGCAGTAATACCACCTAATGAAGAGTTATCAGCTTGACCCGAATCATGCATGATTAACCAATCACTAGTATTATTCAATACGTAGTTAGTTGGAATACTCACAGTAAAATTACCAGATCCATCACTTGTACCTTGTCTTAAAATTTGTACTTCCATACTTTGTGGATCTAAAACTCTAGGTCTTGGTGATAGAGTTTGATATATTAGTGTATGGTTAAGTGGATCTTCAATTTGTGCATTACTACCAGATATTGTAGGATTAAAATAGTTAGTAGAATTAGTACCAATTGATCTAGCATCTCTAAAGTTTTGTCCTGCATTCATGCGTAAATCAAATAAGTAATAACGATAGTTTAAACCATTTTCTCTTATGGCTCGTACTCTAACTGTACCAATTGTTGAACCACCGTAATTTAGTCCAGTTCGAATGTTTTGTCGAGCTAAGGTCGTAATATCCGGCCCACCTTTTACTTGACCTGCAGCAACATCAACAAAGTGACCAAAATCGACTGGCATAAACTCGCCTTCAATTTCTATATCTGTTGTTGGTTTTGCAACTCTTAAATCAGTAGGTGCAAATCTAGCTGATCTATAGCCGTCTACAACTACGATACCATCACTTGCTTTTAAAAGTAAATGAGTATCTTGTGAGTCTTCTTCAAACGTAATTCTAAAAGGTTTAACAATATAATCACCAGAATTTTCTTTAATTCTTGTAGCAATCATATCTCTTGGAATATTAAATGCCTGATCTTGCTGAGCAGATACTGCAGTAAATACAGCGCCATCTCTTATTGTAGCTACATGGATAAAGTTCTCATCTGAGTCTACAGTTTCATCGGATGTAAGTAATAGCTTAATGCAATACCTATCTGCGCCTGGTGCAGTAGTATTAATACTTGTACCTTGGTTATCATATAGCTGCAAGTCATCGTCAACACTAAACACTTGTTGTGTAATTTTAAATCCAACATTAGTATTAGGTGCATCATCATATTTTGCTATGATTGCTGCTTGCTTTTCTGTATATACAAAGAAACCTTGAGTAAAGTAGATGCTTTCACCGACAGTAATCCTAGTGCCTCTGCCGACAGCTGGATTTATATCTGTGTTAATTATTTGAACAACTCGGCCTGCTCCTAAGCTTTCACCTGCTGAGAACCTAGGTGTGTTAGGTCCAGCAGAAGCTGAAGTAGTATTGACATATCTAATGTAATATGTTACAGGATCACCGGCCTCGGCGTCAAGTCTTTCTAAAACTTCTGCCTTTAAACCTGAAGTTGCACCTGTAATAATCTCTCCTACAGTTGCGCCTGTACCAGTTGATGTAGGATCTAGCTTTACAAATTCATAGGCAGTATCGATGTTCAAACCGCCAGGTTTTACAACAGCACCTTCTTTAAATATGTTATTACCAAAGCGTTCGACTTGCTTTTGGATAATAGTTTGCATCTGTGTAAGTTCACGTGCTTGAAGAGCTCGTCCACTATTAAACAGTATGCGATAATAACCATCACTATCTGCAAAATCGTCCTTATACTTTGTATCAAATAAGGTATCTGTATATACTGTTGCCATCTTCTATTCCTTAGAATTGTAGAATAATTTTTATATCTTCAGCTTGCGCTGCGGTTCTTTCAACTGGTGATCTATTATCAATGTATAGAATATCACCAGTTCTTCTATCAACTTCTGATTGAATTAATGCTGAGTCAATAATACCTTGTCCTGGTCCTGTAGTTTCTTCGATAATCTCTCCATCTTGAAATGCTGTAAATCCAGTTTCATCATCTTGGTGGAAATATATTTTATCAGAATCTATATCATCAATATACGCTTGTGCAAACGTTGTTTGACCTTCAATAATTTTATCTCTTGTAAATCCATTTAGTGTATTAGACAATCTCATAAAATCTAAGCAGCTAGCTGTATTAGCAATAACCTTTGCGCCTTGTCTATTTAGTGGATCTTTAAATAGTGTTACCTGTCTGAAATCTTGACCAAGTAAGAAGTCACTGTCATTACCTTCAAGTAATGAATGGAACATAACAGCTGAGGTTTTTAAATCTACTCTTGGATCTGCACCTACACCAGAATCGCTAAATGGCAGGATTGCTCGAGCTTTAGCGCCTGTTCCACCACCGCCAGATATTGTAACAAATGCTATAGTGTACCCATTACCGTGTGCTAATGGAGCTGTAGTGCCTGGTCCGCTCGGATGAGCACTGTCTTTTATTCGAAGACGTGAAACTACACCTGCACCAGAATCAATGTCGGCTACAACTTTTGCATCAACACCATTACCTGTAATTGTAACTGTTGGTATACTTGTATAACCTGTGCCACCATCTTCTAGAGCAACGCTTAAAACCTGTCCTGGTATCGCACTATCTTGTACTGCTTTTTGTTTTAACTCAATGCCAGTAGAGTTAGAATCAACATTAAATTGTTTTTGTACAGGTATAAAATTTGATGATTGGAATTGCTCTTGCCGTGATCCACTTATGGTATACATAAACTTCCATACGTAACCGTCGGCAGTTCTGAAAGAACTATGATTAGCACCTGTCGGTTCTACTGTAGAAGGTTGAGCAACACCTAGTCTGTTACGGCCAGTTTCTAAACAGACATATACTTGGTTGTTATCATTCTTTACGTAGTAAGGCTGTGCAGGATAACCTGCTACTGTATCATCATATGGAGAATAGATCCTACCATTTGACCAATTGTTACGAGGAACAACAAGAGATGTAGACTTAACCTTTTTAATAGACTGCAAGGCATTTCTTAATTTAGAAACTTCTTGAGGACTGTTAATAGGAATAGGAACTGTTTCGTTCGAATCCCATGGTTGTGACCTACCAATACCCACATAATAATTGTGAGTCTGTTGTTCAAACCGCTCGAAGAAATCTCGAGCAATCTGTTGTCTTAAGGTATCTGTAATAGTTGCTGGCATTGTTTATATCCTATTAAGTACTAATTGCACCGCCGAGAGCGATTCGTTTATAAAAACCGGCTGCACTGTCGAAAATTGCTAGACATGGACTACCTGAATCTCCGTCGGTTGTAAATATCATTTTACCGTGTGACCCTGTCGGTGCAGTAGCTACTGAATAATTTCTTAAATCTAATTCTACAGCTTTACTTTGCACATAATCAGAATCAATTGTATCTGGAATATTATGTTTTAAAGCTACTGTACCACTGCTATCTGGCAAGTTGATTGTTCTGTCAGTTGTTGGATCAATGACTGATAAAGTTGTTTCATGAGAATCGGCAGTGGCACCTTCCCATACAACTGAACTAGTCGCTAATGATACGCCTAGGTTAACGGATGAGTCTGTACCAACGATAGTTTCAATATCTTGTACAGCATTATACAGTTCTTCAAAATTATCATTTATCTTTCCAGCACCGGTATATAGATCATCACCGGTTCCGTCATTACCTGTTGCGCCTCTGTTTATAATCTGTCTTGCCATTTTTAATTCCTAAAATGTTTAACATTATTTATAATAGTTACACTACTGTCTGAAGTAGGATCTAGCATCAAATGTGTCATTTGTTGATGAAAATTTAACAGACGAAAGTGGAACATTATTTGAAGTTGTACCAGCTGAATCTGTCTTATCGTCAAATGATACCCAGTATCCACCCATTTCGTACATACTGCTATAGTACCCTTCGAGCTCAGCAATAGTCATATTCTGAAACTTCTTAATTGTTCTAGATAAATTATATCTATCACGTAGATAAAAACGTTCTCTATCGCCTCCGACATAACCATCTACAACAAAACCTCTATTCATGTATAGCGTTGCTTCATTATTAATTTGATCTGAGTCTTGTCCGTCCAGACCATCAAATGCAGCTCGATAACCACTTATTGTTTTCGCAATACCAGCATCTGGTGTAATACGGAATCCTCTTAAAGCGCCTACCACTTCTCCTTCCGGATCATATACTAATGCTGCACTACCAAACACATTAATGTTTGGATTGATAAACGGAATAGATGCTACTGTGGTAATAGGAACCCGAGGTTCTGCTTCTAAAACAACATTTGCACCTAAGTAAAATCCAGATGGATGTACATATTTTCTATATAAAGCTTCCCATATAACTAAAGGAATAGGTCCTTTAATTAGTGTAGAGAAAACTTGAAATAGTCGTCCGTCTTGTATTTTCTTAGCATCTTCAGTACCAACTCTAGATTGGCCTACAATAAACAGGCTGTCCTTAGGATGAAAGATCTCAATCTCTTCATTAAAGAATGCTCTAAAAAATCCATGAATAGAATATTCAGAACCTTTAACTCTAAAGAAATTACCAAAGTTTCGAATAACTTCTCTTGGTGTAACGAACTGGCCTTGTGAAATACCTAAACCAATTTCATCAAATAGTAAATCTAAATATTCTAACTTAGCATCTTCAATATCTCTTAACGTTTGCAGCTCTTCAATAACACCGCCAAAATTATCTGCAGAATCTAAATGCTCATAATAAGCATCTAGAAAAGTTATTAAATTAGGATAGTCTTGTCTAAAATGTTCTGGTAATATTTCATCAACCAGAGTTTTATTTAGATTAGTTGCATGTCTGCCAAAATCTCTAAGTGTTTGTGCGAATGCTGCCATGAATTTATACCGTTGATGTAGTGTCTTGTCTATCTACGCTTGCTGTTGCAAATGATAAGCTTGGATCGATTTTTATTACATAATTGCGTAATGGTTTAATTATACTTTCATTCAATGGTACGACTGATACCTTAATAAAATCTTCACCGCCTATAAATGCTTCAGGTGTAAATCCTACTATCTTAACTAAACCAGTACTTGGAAAGTATTCGCCGACATTATCTAAAAGAACGTTGCCATCAATGTCTGTTACCTGTAACCTAGTAGAGTTAAGTTTATTTCTTATAACTGCGATGGTTCCTTCAAATTCAAATGTCTGTGATTGTACCATATATCGATAAGGATCAGGTGCAGCTATATCCATAGGATATTGTAGTTCAAATGTTCTCTTATCACCTATTGTTGGACTAAATCTTAACTGTGCTTTTACATCACACTTACTTGAAAGTATAGCCTGATCAATAGCATCAATTTCAGTTAACATATTACTACGTCTAAATATTTTACCAAACTTATTTAGATTCCTTGAGAAATATGAATTTAAAAATCTATACACTGAGCTTTCAGTAGCAGATAAACTGATACCTGTAAGTGAAGGATCAAATTGGAAAGATAGTGTAAGTTCTAAGAATAGTTCTGTAGGATCTGTAAATTTTGTAGTAATTGAAACGACTGATAAGTTATCAGTAAACTGACCAATGATTCCTGCTTTAATTTGATCTTGTACAGTCTGCGATGTATTATCTGCAAAGTTTAATGAAACATATACAGCACCATAATCACGTGGAACGTTCTGATCTCCAGACCAGACGTTACAATCTGTTACATCTGTAAAGTTACTTAATATCATTCCTTTATAATCTAACGATGTAACTAATCGATTTTGCGATGCATATGCGATTGGTGCAAGTTGTTTGATACTTTCGATTGTTTGCTTATCCGCGCCACCTGTTGATTCGGTTTGAGTTGTAACAACAACTGGATAGTCCAAGCCAAGGTGATTAAAGTCATTATTAGAAGTAAATACAGTTCCATTGTCTGCTAGTGGTCCTTTGCTTGAAAGATAAGTAACAGTTACTTTATTACCAGGATCTGGTTTCTTACCAAAGGATACACCGTCACCAAAGTTTAATTCATAAGTTCCATTAGGCGCTTCGCGAATTGAGTATACTCTTGTATCTTTATCAATTGTCACAGCTGACCTTAGTGGAATGTATGCCTGAAAATTACTAGATGTAGCGGTGTCGAATACATTTACTTTTGCTGTAGCTGTATCAATTGTTTCATCTGGTATTACGAAGATTTGTCTTTCATTCTGTTCACCAACAAAAAATGTCTTGGTTTTTTCTACACCTTCAAACACTGGTATGTTAGGAGAATCTTCTGATGTTTTAAATGTATAGTTTCCAGTTCCATCATCTCTTGCAAAATAAGATTCTAATGTTCTAAATGTATATGACACACCGTCAATTGAAGATGTAAATGTCCAACCAGCTGGTAACTGTATCTGTGGTCGCCGACCTACAACTCCTGCCATATTGACATTAAGATTTAAAACTGCTTTTGACGTAGTGATTGATCTAACTTCATATCCTAACGTTTCAGCATGAGATACGATAGATGCTCTTAATTGTGCAGTAGGTAAAAAGGATTCGTTAATTGCAAAGTTTGCAGTTAATCCATTTAAGTGAGTATTGTATGCCAAAACATCTAAAACATTATTAAGACCTGAAGCATCAAAGTCATAATCAGAAAACTCATCCTGCTGTTTAAAGAAATTTTTTAATGATTCTTTGATATTGTTAAAATCAAGATCAGACGATTTAATAACTGTTGCAGCCATTTATCTAAGCCTCGCTAATGATACATCAACTACTACAATTTCTTTTGTGTTTACAACTTGAAATTCTACTGATGCGTCTATTGAATTAAAATCTGGTTGTAGCTGAACACTAACTCTTAATAGGTGAGCTCTTGGTTCATATGTTTGTATGGCATCTGCTATAATATTCTGTACATATTCTGGATCAAAGTCAGTATCTAAATCAAACAGCGCTTCTCCTAACTGTGATCCGAAATATGGTTGAAATGGTTTTTCACCTTGTGCCGTCATTAAAAGATTCTTTACAGCTTGTTTTACAGAAGCAGCATCTAATTTTTTAAATACATCTCCTGCTGGCTTTGGACTAAATGTTAAATCCAAATCCTTATAGTTACGAGCTCTAGAACTAAGTATCGATGTATTAAGATTAGTATCTTCTATCGAAAACGCTTTAGCCATTTAATCCTCTAATGTTGTTATTCCTATTTATATAGTTTATACAGGTGGTTCTGATATTTCTACCAATTCACCGTTTGTTTGTGTGTAATTATTAAATCTTGTTTCAATTTCATTTCGATATCTCATATTCCAATCCGCATTTACAGCAGGCATTTGTATAATGACTTGAGCATTTAAGCTATCATCAGGATTATATGAATCATAATCAAGAATCATTCGATCAAAGTTAACATAGTCTTTACAATACAATGCCAAATCAAATGTTTTCTCTATATCAATTAATCCATTTCTATCTCTTAATTCGTATACAACTACCTGACCTCGTGATGCTAATAGGTTAAGACTATTTGGATCTAATGTTTCATCAGGTCGTTTTTTATATAAGCCTTCAGTAACTATTAAACGATGACTGTTAAGTTCTTCTAAATATTGTTGAGCTGCATTCATAAATTCAGCATGCGCATATAAGTTACGAGCAATCTTTACTCGCTCAACGTCATCTGTAATATGTTCTAATGTGTTAGGATCTCCATATCCACCTAAGAATTTTGCCAGTGATATACCTGAAGCCAATTTAGTATGACCATTTATTACACCGTATTTTTGATACTGTTGTTCAGGATTATAAGATTGATTAGGGATAAGTGTCCGAACTACAATAGTATTTGCTTCAGTAGCAATCTTTTCTAGTTTCATATCTTCGTTGCCAAGTAACTTACCAGCAGGAATTTTACCTGTACCATCGCGATTGAATATTAATCCTATCTCAAACTTTTCAGGCTTTTGTTGAATATAACTAGGAGATAAAACATTTTCAGCTATAGCTCTACCAATAAACGTTTTATTTCTTGCAGTGTTTGGATCTCGTAATCTTGACCTAACCATTTCAGTTGTAAGAGGATACTTCGATATTCCACCATAATGAGATGTCTTATCAATCGTATTTTTCATTACATCACCAGGATCTACCGTAACAGTTCTTACACCTTTGTCTGATTGATTTAAGTATTGATCCATTGTAGTTGAACTTGGACCAGGAGGTGTCATTCTATTGCTAGTGTCTGTTGGAGTATTGTCTGCAGTGTAACCTTGTGCAGAACCTGTGTTACCAGCACTACCATCATGCGTATCTGGATCTGAATAATTCTGAGAGTTTGTAACGTCTGCTGTAATTGCTCTGACTGCTGTACCTTGAAGATCACCATGAAATACTGGACCTGTAACACCTTCAGTAAACGTAGCAGATGTACCATAGTAATTTTTTCCATAGTGAATTACATTATCACCACCTATCGCGCCTGTAGTAGCAATGGCAGTTAAATCATTTGCAGCAATGTTTATATCCGGAGATGTAAAGTTCATTGCGTTCTTTGCTGTCACAATTGCATCATCACCTATGTACTCTGCGTGCTTGCCCGCAACACGTTCGGTATTATTACCTTTTACGATTTTATTATAGTCAGATAAGTAGGTTTCGGTATTTGCACCTGTAACAAACGTAGAAGAATTACCTGACACTGTTTCTAATTTATTTTCATATACCTTTGTATTTGATCCACCATGTATCTCTTCATTCTTATCACCTTGTACTCTTAAGTTATAGTCACCGCCAACTTCCATATCCAGATCTCCGGATACGTGTAGTTTCAAGTTACCCATATAATGTACATCACCATCGCCTTCAATAATTACTTTTTGGTCTCCACCAGTAATATGGATAGTATTTTTTCTAGAAGAAACGATTATAGTTCCATCAGGTCTCATCTCTACACCTGATCCAGTTTTATGTCTCCATAACAATCTTTCATTGTTTGGTGTATCGTCTACTTCAGATATATGACCTGATACTGATTCTTTTACTTGGTTGAGTGGATATTCCGAATGATCGTTTTCTTTTAAGTCTAAATTTAAATCTGTTGTACCACCACCAATATACAATTCATTTGTGTGTACACCTCTAGCAGCTTTGTTTAAAGAAGAAGAGTTTCCATATCCTACACTAGGAAAGTTATTACTAGGATCTTTATAACCTTCTCTAGCTTTAGTCTTATTCTTTAATGTTTTTTCAATATCATCAGACATAACGTAATCCTTTATTAGCTGCAGCTAATTTATTTCTTAGGTTAGCCATTAGTTTAGTGTTATGTTGTTCATCTAATGTTGTAACCTGTTTGTTTGATATTCCAGACCCGTCTTCTTTTACAGACTCATAAGATTTTTCTGCTTTCTGTCTAAGCAAATCAATAGTGTCTTGGTTATCATTAAACCAAGTTTCTGAAGTTGATTTATAATCTACATCCATTCCTAACTGAGTTATAAGTTTATTAGGATCGGGTCTTTTATTGTGTTCTGATTGTGGTGTTACTACATTATCAGGCTGTAAGTCTGCTAATTGTTTTGCTGATGGAATAATAGTAACAGGTATTTCTTTATTAACAGATTCTTTACCAAACTTACGTAACACATATGGTCGAACACTAAAGCCAGGTGCTGTGGTTGATAGTTCAGGTAGTAAATCATTTGCACCTAAAATTTCAGCACCAGGAAATACCTTTATAAAAGTTTTTATTATTTCATCTAAAGATTCTAATTGCCTATGTGGCCGGCCAGTAGTTGAACTTGCATTTAATGTAATGTGTATACAATGATCGTATATGTCTTGCCTTACAGGATACTTAAGTGCTTTAATTGGATTCTTAGGTGGTACAGCTCTTTTTATCTTACCACTTTGGTGAACGTACATATGAGTTTGTATACCATAATCATTTGGCTTTGCATTAACAACGTTTATGCCGTATTCCTTTGTATGTAATTCACCTATTGATTGATGTATCTCATCAATTGTATAGTTATCATAACCAAATGGCAGATTAGTCCAATCAATAATTAAACTTGTAATTTCTCTTTGGTTAGAAGCAAATCTCATTTCAGCTTCAATGTGATCAGTTGAGCTTAATGTTTTAAACTCATAACTACCTCCGATTTGTGTACCTCTACTATTTACACCTGCCCATTTAGAATCTTCTAAACCAGCAGTGTATAGATTCTTTTTACTTTGTTTAGTAGAAACTAAGTCTGCAACATTTGTATGCCCATTATTATTTACAACTGGAGGTGGTGTAACCTTTTCTCCTGAAGCATTTATTAGCTGTACACCTTCTGGCAAAAATGCTGTAGTGCCGTCAAGCGATTTAAATCCTGGCTGATTAAAACTAAGAGAAACGAGTTGTGATAGTATGTTACTTATACCAGAACCAATAGATCCAAATAGATTAGAACTACCAAATGGATTGCCTAGTTCATCAGATACTTTTCTAGACGCTGTAACTGTTTCCTCACCTAATACTTTTTCTACTCCACCAGCCTGTGTTTCTTCTACAGCTTTCTTTACTTCACTTTCAATAGGTGCACCAGGTGTTACAATGGCTGCAACTTTATTTTCCTGTACATCTAATCCTTGTACTAATGCAGCATTCATACCTGCTACATTACCTTGTGCAATAATCTCATCTAGTTTTGGTGCAGAAATACTAGTACTTCCTGTTAAGTTGCCAATGTCAGATGAGGCTGTGTTATTTTTCTTTACTGTTTGACCAGGAATTGTTTCGGTTACTTCGACTGCGACCGGTTCATCTTTTACAGGTTTATCTCCAGTAGTAGTTGATATCGTTTTAAATGATTCGTTTGCTTTTGTGCCAACATCGTTTGCAGTAGAACCTTCAGCAGTAATTCTTCTTAGCACTGCTTCGCCCGCAGCATTTGCATATTCTTCAGATGCAAGTGAACGTTCTTTATTTTTATTTTTAATTGCGGTACTATCAACAACACCAGCCTGATAAAATCTACGCTGTCCTTCTCTAAATGCAGTTATAATAGATTGGGGTGGATCGCCAGTTCCGCCTTCTCCCCAAAGTTCACCACCTTTTGCTTCACCCCATAAATCTACATGCACGCCTGTTCCACCCATGTAGCGTGGATGAGCACCAATACCTTTTGCGCCAGCTGCAGCTAATTCTGTAATGAACTTATTCATCACAGGATCTCTACCATTTGTTCTTAATTGTTTACCTTGTTTATCATATACATATACGTCAGCTGCGTAACCAGCATCATGTCGCGTACTACCAGTTCTTCGTGTACCATGACCTTCAATGTCCTGTCCACCACTAAATATTTCTACTTCAACACCTGCTGCTTTTGCTGCAGTTTGTAATATTACAAATAGTTCTCTTTGTATTTGTCTATTACGCGTTTGACCTGAAATAAAGCTAGCATAGTATACGTCTCCATCACCGCCGCCATTTGCATATTCTACTTGATTTTGATCTTGTACATAGTAACCATTAGGATCTACGAGTTCTCTACCTTGCTTTTTAGTAGTAGATTCTCTCTTAGGTATTGAACCTAAGATCAAAGGCATTTGAGAATTTTTACCATCAAGAAAAATACCAAAGACTTGTGCTGAAGGCTTTAATCCTACAGTGCCACCATAACCAGAAGCGCCGGCTTCTGTACTTGGCAAAATAACAGACGCATATGGTAATTCATCTGGTGCACAATCTTCAGGATCTTCAGGATGTACTCCATAGATTCTAACTTTGACTCTACCTAATCTTTCCGGATCATCATCTACTCTTATAACAGTACCTATGAACCACCTAGTTTCATCGCCATAATAATCGTTATATGTTGTAGGTACACTCATACGACACCTCCACTAGGACTATACGTATCATTCTGATAATTTGCTATTTTAGCACAAAGTAAAATCATTTCAGAAGCATTTGCTTTATCAAATTTTAAAATGTAATTAGTAGCACAAATTAAATAATCGCCTGATTGTTTTCTATCAATTTTCATTTTAGTCTGTGATTCTTCTTTAGCTCTTACAATAACTCTTACGCTATTACCTACACCATAATCTTCTAATCCATGAATAAAAGCATCACCTTTTACTACTAATTTTATAGGAGTCTTATCTAATAAATGTTGTAAAGCTCTAGATTTAATTTTATTTTTATTACCACCTTCAACATATTCTTCATCATATGCTCTTACTTCTTTGTATGGTTTGGATATACTAATATGTGAATGCTTGCGCGCTTGATAGTTTGATATTTCTATATCTTCGAATGTTAATTTACCATCAATAGTAGGTCGCTTTTGCTTTTCATTTAATAAATGTATGTCAGCTATAACATCGTTGTTAATGTTAAAATCTATTTCTTCGTAATCTCCAGTAGTGACATCATAATATTGTTGTTTAGATCCAACTACGCCTGCTCTTACCATAGAATACAAATCATCAACCTCAGCCTGATCCATATCTTCAATAACCATTTCTCTTTGCAGACTTAAAGTTGAACTAGAAGCTTGGTTATTTGTAAAAGGATTATTAACATTTATAACAGGAGAAGATAACAATGTTTCTAAGTCTGCAAAGATATACTTATCATCTATTGCAGTTTTATATAAGTAATATGGGTATCCATTTGGATTAGTAGCTCTATTTCTAATCCACTCTGCTGCTTCTAAAGGAGTCATGTTTGGTACTATAACTCTCATCTTATTTGAAGAATTAAATTTTGCAGACGTTTGTAAATCATTTCTATTTAAATGTTCTGTTAGTAACGTATTAATAATTTGATAAGGTTGGCCTTCCATAAGTTTATTAACATTTATTAAGCCTGATTTATAAACACCTTCATCAATTAATCTAAATATGACTACCTGTGTAAACTCATTTGCTCGAGCTAGCTTTTCAATTCTTTGTATAACAAATCGTTGTACAATAGGTTTAACTCCTATTTTACCTGTATTTCTTTTATATTTGATTTCAAATATTTCAGCGCCTTGAACATCTAGTAAGCCTTCAACTACTCTTTCATTATCAACTAATGCCACATATCCAGTCACAAAAGGTTTACCTATGTTTTCATAGAATATAAGTTCAGACAATACTGAATCAACGTTAATCGTAACGTTCCTAGAACTTTTTATAGTCGCTGATATAACAGAAAAGGCAGAAGACTGTTCACTGCCTGAAGGTTGTTCATTGCTCATGATTTCAATGCTTCTATGTAGTTTCCAACAATACTTTGAATTGCATCAGGCCTAATGACTCTGATCTGTTTTAATTTATCATTCTCTCTAACGTAATGATCATATTGAGTTACCTCAGTCAGTAATGCACCTCCGGTACCACTGTGAGGATCGATATCTACTTGGTCGCCGTTACCGTCTTCATAGTATCGTGGTGATAAATATTCAAACCCAGTAGATTTAACAGTGATAGAACTAGTAGGTCCTTCGTATGCAGTGTGTGATACTTTTTCATCTTTCTGAAAATGATCTTTAGAATCTATTATAATCAAACCTAGATCTAAATGCCGCCTTAATATAAATCCACCACCAGATGAAATAGAACCAAAGGCCCTTTGTCCTGGTAGCATAATGCCTGTTAACACATCAACTGTTCTTATAAACTTATGAGGAAAATCACGTTTTACTTTCTTATCAAGTTCTAGCATAGACAATGGCCAGCCTTGTTTACGAAGATGATCATTCATAATATAAAATGTCCAGTGATAGTTAGGTGTACCATATATTTTCTGTGATACTTGATCAGGCCTATCGTTTTCTAATATATTGTATAGACTATAATATGGTGCAACGTTTTTAATATCATCTATTAAGTCAACATAAGATGTTATATCTTGAAATAATTCAAGTGTAAGTTCGGCACCACCTTTTTTATTAAACTCATCTCCAAACGCATAGGCTACCTTTGAAAAATTATTAAAAAAATCTGACATTAGTGGCCTCCTTCTTTCTCAATATCTTGCCTATTAAGAGCACGAAATTCTTGAAATGTTAGAGATAGTTGAACATGCGTAGGTTTGCCATCGGCATGGAATGACATACTTCCAGGATTGTAAGTAGTATTAACATCTCTTAAATAAGATAATAAAGGCTGAGGCATATCAATGTCACCGCCGTTACCAAACTTAAAACGTATTTCAAACAAGTCTGGAAATTCATAACCTAATGGTAAACCAGCATTAAGTGCTTCATCAGGAATAGCTCTAGGATACATAGTCGTTCTAAACTTTTTAACTATCCTTTGTACCATCCTAGCTTCTTCTTTAGAACTAGCATAAAAATCATAAGTAAATTGAAAGTTCCTTACCGTAACTCCAGTAAATATAGACCTAGTGTTTGGATTTACTTTTACCTGTAAGCCTATAGCCAAAGCGCCTTGAGCTCCAGCCGGCGTTAGTGCAGATACCATGCTAGCAGCTCGTGCTGCAGCCAATCTTGCTGCTTGATCATCAAGCTGTCCTAATCCAAAAAGAGAATAAAGAGATTTACCAGTTTCTGCAGCACCAGCTTTTACTGCTTCTAAAATATCTTGTCCTTTATTTAGTGCAGTTAGTCCAGCTGCACCTGCTAAACCTAATCCAACTTGATCGTATTGTATATTGTCATGTATCTGAACTGATTGAGGGAAATATAATCTAATAGGTTTGCCTGGTCTATAAGTTGTAGTAAATCCTAATAATCCTTGTTGCGATGTTCCTGCATTTCTAGCATCTTGCGCAGCTTTGTCAGCATCATAGGCAGCGTTTAATAATTGCTGTTCGTATTGACTTAAATCTTTTTCAGAAGCTAAAACTTCACCAAGTCCAATATTAGCACCTCCTTGATCACCGGTGATTGAGCTGGCGCCATTTAGTCTTTCGGGTACTGTTGCTTTATATTCATTAATAAGAGTATTAGAAGCTCTGATTGAAGCTGGTAAAACTTTCTTGGCTCTATACTGTATGTAGGCTGGATAATTTTGATCTATTGGATAACGATAGTCTGAAGGATCAACCGTTGTTCTCCCTACACTGTATGGTAAATCCGGTGTACCAAATACTGAACTAAAAATACTTAATATATCTACCATGCTCTTTCCTTAATAAATATAAATTTATAATCCTATTTATAACGTAATCATGGCATACTCCGGTAGATACAAAGTAAAGAATCTTAAGAAATATAAAGGTGATCCAGATAAAGTAACTTATAGATCTCATTGGGAGAAGCTATGCTTTATGTGGTGCGAAAACAATTCGAAGGTTAAGCAATGGTCTTCCGAAGAAACCGTTGTGCCATATCGTTGGGATATTGATAAAAAGATGCACAGATATTTTGTGGATCTAAAGATTACCTTTGAGAATGGTAACACAATTCTGGTAGAAATAAAACCAGAAAAAGAAACAGAACTTCCTAAAAATCCAAATAAGTCTAAACGATATATAGGCGAGGCTATGACCTATGTAAAGAATATGAATAAATGGGAAGCAGCCAATGAATATGCGAAGGACAGGGGTTGGGAGTTCCAGATATGGACGGAGAACACCTTAAAATCTATGGGTATAATGAAAGACTTTAAAAAAATAAAACCACTAAAACCTTTAAAGCCATATCGCAAAAAGCGTAAAAAATAGTTATAAATAGAAGCATGAGTAACTTGTTTGCAAAAGTAGAGAGAGACGCGTTCCGCGCTGGTATTAATCCGCGTACGGCACAATCGCGTGACTGGTTCCGTAGAAAACTATCGCAGATGAGAAGAGTTAATCGCAATGACTTAATGAAGTCAGAAGAGTTAACACTTGTCAATAAACAGAATCCACTTATTGGATCTATGAATATGTTTTTTTATGATGCTAAGCATAAAGAAACATTGCCTTACTATGATAAGTTTCCGTTATCAGTTATAATAGGACCAGCTAAAGGCGGGTTCATGGGGTTAAACCTACATTATCTTCCTCCAGTTTTACGAGCAAAAATGCTAGATAATCTTATGGATGTTACTAATAACACTAAGTACGATGAAACTACTCGATTTGAAATATCTTATAAGTTACTTACAGCAACATCTAAAATTAAATTCTATAAACCATGTTTAAAACATTATTTGTTTTCACAAGTTAAAAGTAGGTTAGCTAGAGTACCTGCGCCTGAATGGGAGATAGCTACATTTCTTCCAACTGCCGACTGGCAGAACGGTGCGTCTAGTACTGTATACAAAGATTCTAGAAGGATGATGTAATGAGCGTAGATCAACTAAAAAGTTTAGCCTCTGCTAAATTAGGATTCGCTAGGCAAAACGCGTTCCTTGTAGAAATGCCTAGTGGTTTTGGTGGAAGAAGTCTTTTAAGTAGAATAGCAACACTTGGTGCTAATGAATTAAATTTATTATGTTCAAACGTAACTCTACCAGGAAAACAAATACTAACTAATGATCGTAGGATTGGTATGGAGTTTCAAAAGATTGCTTATGGTTATGCTGTTGACGATGTAACCATGACGTTCTATGCATTAAACGATTACGGAATTAAGAAATACTTAGATAATTGGACAGGTACTATATTAGATGAAGAGAATCAAACTGTAGCTTATAAGAATGAGTATCAGCGTGACATTCGTATTCATCAATTAAGGAAACCAATTATTAGTAAAGAAATTGGTGGAGGTTTACTGAACCTTAATTTAGCATTTGGCGGAGGCTCTGTATATTCAGTGCAACTGATCGATGCATTTCCTACGACAGTAACTTCTATTGATTTAAATAATGAATTAGATGGACTAGTGCAAGTAACTGCACAGTTCTCTTATACAAGATGGAAAGCGATTGACGATAATCAAGGACTCTTCAAATTGTTTGGATCCATAGGTTAGGAGTAAATTATGGCATTGCCAAAACTGAATGATATGCCGAAGTATTCGGTAACT